ACTCACTATACATAAAAAAAATTTAGATGTAGACGCGTATAGTCGACAACCCCTAGGGACTACATTTATTATATTCTAGGAGGAATATTAACATGGCAAATACTACATTTAGCGGACCGGTAAGATCAGAAGCAGGTTTTCAAGTCGCAACAAAAAATAATACAACAGGTGCTTTTACAACTAGATACAGTTCAGCAATGCCTGACATGACTGGTTTAGCAACTGCTGTTTTAGCAACAGGTGCAGCTATTACTTTAGCTAACAACACAGTTACTAGTGTAAACTTTACAGGTGGTGCAGCAGCGGGTGTAACTTTACCAGCAGCAACAGCAGGTGACGTTGTAATTTACGTACAATCAATAGACACAACTTCTGGCGGAGTTGCAGCATTAACTTTTAATGCAGCTGGAACAGATGTTTGGGCTACAGGTTCTATAATAGAATCAAGAGCAGGTGGAGCAGTAACTTTCGATACTTCAACAGCAGGTGAAACTGCATTGGCTTTTACGCCAGCAGCAGCAGCTACTAACTTGCTTACTATCGGTAGCAAAATTGCTTTCGTTTGTTACACAGACGGTACTTGGAATATTGCATATGAATTTGCTGGCGCAGCTGCGGCTACGACTGGTGCATTTGCATTTGCAGCGTAATAATTAATTTAGTGTGGGCTTCGGCCCACATATTAATTTAAGGATAAAAAATTATGTCAAACGATACAAATATAAAATCAAGATTCTTTGGTCCTAACGCAGGTAACACTCAGATTACAGCTGCAAGCGATACTAATCTTGCTGCAGAACAAGATCCAGCAGATGGTGCAGATTTAACTTTAACAACTGCCGCGGGTAATGATTCAATTTGTGGTCCAGGATTCTCACAACAAGTAAAATTAGTTTCAGGAACTGGTGATGATAACTCTGATGTTGTTTATACAATTATTGGAACAGATGCTTTTGGTGCTAGTCAAACTGAAGATATTACAGGTCCAGCAGGTGGAGCAAGTGTTGTCTCAACTCTATTTTATAGAACGTTAACTAAAGTTACAGGTAATGGAGCAGCTAGCGTAGACATTTCTATGGGAACAGTAGCTGTTTTTTCAGCACCTGTTTTTAATGGTAGAACAAGAGTAAGAGGTTTTACAGGAGTTGCAGCAGCAGGAAATTTAGAAATATCTAATGCATCTACAGCTGGAACAGTTGAAATGCAAACTATAGCAGCGGCAGGAACTTACCAACCACATGTTCCACACAATGGAATCTTATGTATAAATGGTGCGTTTTTAGGAACTAACACTGACATTATGGTTGGTGCTAACACAGGATTAACCGTATATTTTGACGGGTAGGTAGCAATGGCTAACACTACTTCACAGTCTTATAGTTTTGATCAAGACTTTTCTATTGATGAAATAATTCAAGACGCATACGAACGTCTTGGTTTACAAGGCACAGCCGGTCATCAATTAAAAACTGCTAGAAGATCTTTAAACATTCTTTTTCAAGAATGGGGTAATAGAGGAATACATTTTTGGGAAGTAGGAAACACTAATATTAATTTAGTTGTAGGTTCCTCTACTAATGTAGATGCAACTGATGAAGGTGCAGGGATATATACTTTTTATAGAAATGCAGTTGACAGTGCAGCAGCGGCTGCAGCTTCACCACAAGCTACAACTGTTCCTGTTGCTAATGTTTATGGTATTACGGATATTTTAAATGTTTCTTACAGACAAAACTATAATACAACATCTCAATCAGATACAGGTTTAACTAAAGTTGCAAGAGACGCTTATGCTGCAACAGCAAACAAAGCATCACTTGGAACACCCTCACAATTTTGGATACAAAGATTTATTGATAAAGTTACACTTACAGTTTATCCATTACCTAATTCAACTGCTGCATCAAATTTTCTTAGCGTTTATTATGTTAAAAGAATTGAAGATGTAGGAGCTTATACTAACGCAACAGACACACCTTTTAGATTTGTACCTTGTATGATTTCAGGATTATCTTATTACTTATCTATGAAGTTTGCACCACAACGAACACAGGAGATGAAGTTGTTGTACGAGGATGAATTAGCTAGAGCATTAGCAGAAGATGGTTCTGCAGCTAGTACATTTATTACTCCGAAGACATACTATCCAAATATATAATGGCTAGATTTGCAAAAGGTAGTAGAGCATTAGCAATCTCTGATAGATCAGGAGCAGCTTTTCCATATAGAGAAATGGTAAAAGAATGGACAGGAGCTTTAGTACATATTTCAGAATTTGAACCTAAACAACCACAATTAGAACCACATCCAGTAGGAGCAGATCCACAAGCATTACAAAATGCAAGACCTGCAAGAGTTGAGTTTCCAGTACAAGATATTTTACCTAACAATCCATTTACTACAACAGCTGCTAACGCTAGTGTTAGTGTTTCTTATCCCGCTAATCAAATTAACGAAGGCACAACTTTTGTAAGATTCCAAGCTGTAAAATCTCCAGTAGGAGGAGTACCTATTGTTACCGGTGCTGCAGGTCCTGCATTAGAATTATCTACAACTTTAGATACAGCTGCTACAGCTACTGATACAACAATTACTGTACAAACAGGAACACATTTTCCAACAACTGGTTTTATTATGATTGAAAAAATAAATGCAATTACAGGTAAATATGAAAATGAAGTCATACAATATACCGGAAGAGCTGGAGAAAATTTTACGGGTTGCACTAGAGGAACAAGCGCACCTTATAGAGGTTTAACACCTCCGGCTACAACAGCAGGAACGCATCCTATAGGAGCTAATGTTTTTGGATGTTATCTTGCAACAGCAGTTCCTACTACAATAGTAGTGGGTCCAGTTGGACAAACGGCTGTAGTATTTAATAATTTAACTTTTTCTTTAATATCAAATGCTACAAGCACAGAAACAGGAGGCGGTTTTCAATGTACAATTGGACCGTTAAATGATAGGAGTTAATTATTATGGCAGGCGGATTTACAAGTTATTCATACACAACATTAACAACAGCTATTAGATCATATACTGAGGTAGATGCTAATGTATTTACTCAAACTATTATAGATGAGTTTATTGGAGCAGCTGAACATAGAATTAATCTTGATTTACCTATGGACTCAGACAGATTCGTGGAGCAAGGTACAATGGCAGCTGATGTAAATAATATTAGAGTGCCTGCAGGTTCTTTATTTGTAAGGGGTGTAGAAGTATTTAACGCTGCTAACTCTACTGAAGCAGGTACATGGTTAGAAAGACGTGATCAAACATTTTTAAGTGAGTTTGTAGGAAGATTAACAGGCCCAGAAGGATCAACTACATCAGGAGCAGATGTTACTGGAAAACCTAAATATTACTCTATGTTTGGTGGAGCAACAGGTCTTTCTGATACTACTTCAGGATCTATTTATTTAGCTCCAACACCAGACGTTAATTACATATTTAGAATATATTATAACAAAATGCCTGTAGGATTAGGTTCAGGATCAGACGGCAATTCTCACACTTATATTAGTAACTATTTTCCTCAAGGACTGCTATATGCTTGTCTTGCAGAAGCTTATGGATTTTTAAAAGGTCCAACAGACATGTTGACATTATACGACGGAAAGTATAAACAAGAACTACAAAAGTTTGCAGCGATGCAAATTGGAAGAAGAAGACGAGACGATTACACGGATGGTACAATAAGAATTCCAATCGAGTCACCGCCTCAATAATAGGAGAAAAATATTATGGCAATAACATCGGCAATTTGTAACAGTTTTAAAACAGAAGTTTTACAAGCTTTACATAATTTTACAGCAACGTCTGGAAATGCTTTTAAACTAGCTTTATACACAAGTAGTGCTACTTTAAATAAATCAACTACAGCCTACAGTGATACAAACGAAATTTCTAACACATCGGGATCTGCTTATTCAGCTGGTGGAAAAGCACTTACAAGTGTTACTCCTGCTTTATCTACAGACACTGCGTGTTGTGACTTTGCAGATATAAGTTTTACTTCTGCTTCATTTACAGCTAACGGTTGTTTAATATATAACGATACAAATGCTGATAGAGCAGTTTGTGCAATCGCATTTGGTTCAGACAAAACTGTAACAAGCGGAACTTTTACAATTCAATTTCCAACAGCTGACGCATCTAACGCAATAATTCGTATAGCATAGGGAGGCAATCCTTATGGCCAATTCTTGGAATGAATCAGGCACAACCTGGGGAACAAATCGTTGGGGAACAACTAACGAAATTACTCAAGGATGGGGTGCAGATGCTTGGGGAACAGGTGGTTCATGGGGTCAAGCTACTGATGAATTAGTTTCTTTAACAGGTTTATCATTAACATCAACACTTGGAACTCCTATATCTGGTGCTGAACAAGGTTGGGGTAGAGATGAGTGGGGTGAAGAACCGTGGGGAGATAGTTTTAGTCCTGTCATTCCATTAACAGGTGTAAGCGCAACATCTACACTTGGTGAATTAGCATACGCAGCATCTACAACAGGTTGGGGTTCAGATACTTGGGGACTAGAAGACTGGGGTGAAAACGCAACCACAGTTGTTCCAACAGGACAGAGTATAACTTCATCAGTAGGTTCACCTACGATTACAGCAGAAATAAATACCGGTTGGGGACAGGATGGTTACGGAGTTGAGAACTGGGGTGCTTCTGGTATTACTTTAGAATTAACAGGTGTTCAAGCAACTACAGGTATTGGAGAAGATGTTAGTTGGGGTAAACAAACTTGGGGATCTGCAACAACTGGTTGGGGTGGAGAATATTATTTAACACCAGCAGACGTAATTGGTTTAACTGGATTGTCTGCAACATCAACTGTTGGATCACCAACAGCTATTTCTGATGCTACGTTTAGTTTAACAGGTCAAAGTGCAACTTCTTCAGTTGGTTCGTTAGATCCTGCAGATCAAACCATGGGCTTAACTGGTTTAAGTACAACATCATCTGTGGGTGCAATTACACCAGCAGATGTTATGGGATTGACAGGACTTTCTGCAACAGTATCATTAGGCACTGTTCAAACTTCTACAAATCCTATTGTTGATGTAACAGGTCTTTCTATGACATCATCTGTAGGTTCTTTAGCACCAGCAGATGTTATGGGATTAACAGGAGTTTCTGCAACTTCTGCAGTTGGTTCAATATTACCAGCAGATGTTATGGGATTGACAGGAGTTTCTGCAACTGCTAGTGTAGGTAATGTAGCTCCTTTAGGTTATGAAGCTATTACAGCTACACAGAGCGCAGGATATAGCTCAGTTACTGCAACACAAACTGCAAATTATACAGCAGTAAATGATTGACAATTTGTTTAAAACAAATTAAAAAAAGATACTAATTAGGAGTACAAAATTATGGCATCAACTTTTACAGATCTTGGCTTAGAGCTAATGGCAACCGGCGAAAACGCTGGTACTTGGGGAACAAAAACTAACGCAAATTTAAGTCTTATTGAACAACTTACAGGGGGTGTTAATACTCAAACTGTAACTGATTCAGGAACACCAACAGCTTTAACAATAGCAGATGGTGCTTTAACAGGTACTGCTCAACACAGAGTTATAGAATTAACAGGAACAATATCAGGAAGCAGGGTTGTAACTTTTCCTCTTCTTACAGAAAATTTTTACATTATTAAAAACGGTACATCGGGTTCACAAACAGTACAAATAAAAGCTGTATCTGGTTCAGGAGCAACGGTTACTTTTGCAACTGATGACAAAGGATATAAACTTATTTATTTTGATGGTGTTGCAACTAACACAGGTTGTTTTGAAGCGACTGTAGGGGCAACTGGAGATGTAACTCTTACAGGAACACAAACTTTAACAAATAAAACTTTAACAGCACCTAAAATTGGAACTTCAATTTTAGATACTAACGGAAACGAATTATTACTTTTAACAGCTACAGGTTCAGCGGTTAATGAATTAACTTTAGCAAATGCTGCAACAGGCAATGGTCCAATTCTTTCAGCAACAGGTGAAACTAATGTTGATATAAATTTAAATCCTAAAGGAACAGGAACTCTCAAGTCAGGAACAGCTGCAGTTAAAATCGCAGGGAAAGAAACTATTTGGGTTCCAGCAGCAGCCATGTACGGACCAACTACTAACCCTGCAGATGCAGCACAAGTAGAAACAACAGCTACAAGACCAGATTTAAAAGTATTTGATTTTGATGCTAGTACAAAACAATATACACAATTTACAATAGCTATGCCTAAATCATGGAATGAAGGCACAATAACTTATCAAGCTTACTGGTCTCCAAGCACAACTAATACAGGTAATGCTATTTTTGGATTACAGGGTGTTGCATGTGCAGATAATGACACTATTGATGTTGCATATGGAACAGCAATAAATATTACAGATGCTGGTATTGGAACAGTTGAAGATCAACAAATTACAGGTGAAAGTAGTGCAGTGACAGTTGCGGGTTCTCCTGCAGCAGGTGAGCAAACATACTTTCAATTTTTTAGAGATGCGGCAGACGGTAGTGATACATTTACTGGTGAATGTAGAGTTCTAGGTATCAAATTATTCTTTACTACTGACGCGGCTAACGACGCATAAGGAATTTAGATATGAGAGACATTAAAAATAAACTTACATCAAGTAAGAACACAAAAAATATACAAAACAGAAAAGGTAAATCATTTGGTTATCAAGTCTTAGGATTTGGTGCTGGAGGAGCAGCAGACCCCCTTATATTGCAATTTTTAGTAATTGCTGGTGGCGGTGCTGGAGCTGGTGGAACTAACGACACTGCAGGTGGTGGCGGTGGTGGAGCTGGTGGATATATTAATTCTTTTGCCTCAGAAAATTCTGGAGCAACCTCTGCAACTGCAAGCACAGTCGAGATGGTACCCGGTGCAACGTACACTGTTACTGTTGGTGCAGGTGGTGCAGGTGGAAACTCTGGAGCAAGTAATGACAATACAGGCGGTCAGTCAAAAATCGTTGGATGCGGTGTTAGTATTATAGCAACTGGTGGGGGTCGAGGTGGAGCAAACAACTCAGCAGGATGTGCTGGTGGATCTGGAGGTGGCGGAGGCCATGGTACAGGTAGCACAGAAGCAGGAGCAGGTACGGCCGGTCAAGGAACAAATGGTGCAGGTGGTGGAGAAGGTGGCGGCGGCGGTGGAGCCGGTGTTACAGCAGGCACTAACAATGCAGGTGGTTGTGGTTTATCTTCTTCTATTACAGGTTCAGCTGTTGCTAGAGGCGGTGGTGGATCTCAAAAAGGTGGTTGTGGGTCACCCACACCTGGAACAGGTGGCGGCGGTAGAGGTTCAGGAAATGCGCAAAGTGCACAAGCAGGAACTGCTAATACTGGCGGTGGTGGCGGTGGAGCCGGCGGAAACGCTGACAGAACCGGCGCTGACGGTGGAAAAGGTGTTGTTATTTTAAGTGTTTGTTCAGCATTATATTCAGGAACTACAACAGGTAGTCCATCAGTTTCAGTAGTTGGTGATCAAAGAGTTATGGTATTTAACGGTTCAGGGAGTTACACCCCATAATGGCTTATTTTGCAAAATTAGATGAAAATAACAGGGTTATAAGAGTTGAGCCTGTTAGTAATAATGTTTTATTAGAGGAACAATTAGATGAAAATAATAATGTTATTTACGTTGGAGTTGAACAAGAATCAAGAGGAGTAGAATTTTTAAGAACTTTATATAAAGAACCTAATGCTGTTTGGAAACAAACTTCGTATAATACTGAAGGCGGTGTGCATAAATTAGGTGGAACTCCTTTTAGAAAAAACTACGCTGGATTTGGTTCAGTTTACGATGAAGCAAATGATGCTTTTCATAGAGAACACATGAAACTTAACGATGAAACTATTTATACTAATTGGGTTTTAAATCAAACTACATTTATGTGGGAGCCCCCTATTCCTTATCCGGAAACCTTTGATGATGGAAACCAAAGACAAGATGGAACACCTATTAGAGATCATTACGATTGGAATGATTCAACATCTACTTGGGAAAAACCTTAATTTAATTAGTTGACCTATTTAAAGTAAATGATATATTTCTGTGCAGAAATACAGAAATGATTAAAGTTATAGATAATATTATAGCAAAAAAAGAACAAGAAAAAATAAAAAATTTAATATTAGGTAAATATTTTCCTTGGTATTATCTTAATGATGTTTCTTTAAAAGATAACCCTGACGAAAGAAAACCAGGACTAGCACATCATTTTATATTTAATGGTCAACTAAGTGATTATTTTAAACACATTAACAACTTACTTATAAAAACAGCTAAAAAACTTAAATTAAAAGAAATAAATATTCTTCAATCTAGAGGTTTTTTACAGTTTCCTTTATCCAACAACATAGTTAAAGATAAATATATTGACTCACCACATTTAGATCTGGTTGAAAAACATTTAGTATTTCTGTATTATGTAAATAACAGTGACGGTGACACCATTGTTTATAAAGATAAAAATTTAAAAATAAAAAAACGAGTAAAACCTAAACAAGGACGTATGTTAATTTTTAGTGGTGATCATTGGCATAGTGGTAGTCAACCAACAAAAGACGTTCGTTGTATTATAAACTCTAACGTAAGAATATAATATGTTATTTCCTTCAATGTGCATTGACAATTTTTTTCAAAATCCTGATGAAGTTGTAAGGTATGCAAAACAATGTGAATATTATCCAAGTGAAACTGGTGCATGGCCGGGTAAAAGAACAAAACATTTTCATTTAATTTCACCCGAATTACATAGACATTTTGGAAGAAAAGTTCTAGCTACTCTATTTCCTAACAATTACGAAAACATAACTTATAATATGGGGAAGGTATGTTTTCAAAAAATATCCCCTGAATACATTAATAAAGGATGGATTCACGTAGACGGACCTGCAGATTTAACTGTTATAGTATATTTATCTAAACATAAAAAATGTGGTACTTCTATTTTTCAATATAAAGGCGCTTTTCCTACACCAACTGAAGAATTGATGCAGGTAAAGAAAAAGACATATAAAGAAAAATCGTTTGGACAAGAAACAGAAACACTTAAAAAAAATAATAATGATTTTGAAGAAGCTATATCTTTTAATTCTAGTTATAATAGAGCTATTTTTTTTGATGGCTCTCAATGGCATGGGGCAAAACAATTTGTTGAGAAAAATATAAAAGAAGATAGGCTTACTTTAATTGGTTTTTACTACGGAATCAATTCTACTAAATTTCATGTAACAGAAAATAATAGATTATGAAAACAAAACTATATCCTAAAAAATTAAATAGAGAAAATTATTTTGCGTCTCCTATCTGGACAGTTTATGAACCACAATTTGTTAAAGAATTAAATAAAGCTTCTGACCCATATATTAAAGCAACTAAAAAAAGATTGGCGAACGATATTAAAAAAAGAAATAAAACTTATGGAAATAAAGGAGACAAAGGATTTGTCTATCATTCAACTAGTTTAGCGGGAGACCCAAAATTTAATCAGCTATCAAGATATATAGTTGATACAGCAACTAATCTTTTAAAAGAAATGGGACATGATTTAAATAATCACGTTGTTTTCTTAACAGAGTTATGGGTACAGGAGTTTCCTAAAGATGGTTGTGGTCATCATTCAGCTCACTCACATTGGAACGGACATATTTCTGGTTTTTATTTTTTAAAATCAGGAGAGACAACAAGTAGACCAGTCTTTCATGATCCAAGACCAGGAAAAACAATGATAGGCCTACCTGAAATAAAAAAAGAAAACATAACTTATGCTTCTCCAGAAATTTCTTATGGTACTAAACCAGGCACTATGATTTTTTTTCCATCTTATTTAACTCATGAGTATCCACCTGATTTAGGTTATGATACTTTTAGGTTTATACATTGGAATTGTCAGGCTATCCCTAAAGAATCTATTAAAAGTTATATAAATGAATATTAAAAAATTAAAGTACAAAGTTATTGACAACTTTTTGTCTAAAAAACAACACGAGCAAATACTTAAAACATTTACTGGAGACCATTTTCCTTGGTACTTACAGCCAGACAATAGTACTACTAAAATTAAAACTACTAAAAATATGAAAAAAATTTATAAAAATATCCTTGAGGGGACCCAACTTACTCATTTGTTTTATGCTTATAGAGATCTAGGACAAGGAAAAAATAAAATAAACTCACCTTATTTTAAAATAGTTGAATCTTTTACTAAAATATTTCTTAAAAAATATAAGATTAAAACAATGAAAATATTTCGTTCTAAAGTAAATTTACAACTTAAACTATCAAATGGGAAAAAACATAATTATAATACCCCACACAAAGATTTTGAAAACCCTTATTTTGATCACAATGTTTTACTTTACTATGTTAATGACAGTGATGGGGATACTGTTTTTTTTAAAGGAACAAAAATAGTTAAAAAAGTCTCTCCTAAAGCAAATAGATTAATAGTGTTTGATGGTAATATTTTACATACAGGTAGTCACCCTAGTAAATCGTCTCAAAGAATAGTTATGAACACAGATTGTATTTGGTAAAATGTTATTAAAAAATAAAATAAAATTTGAAAAATCTTTTGATTTTAATACAATATCTCATATCTTAGATACAGGGCATTATCCTTCTTCTCATTCTAGTCAATGGCTGACTGATTATGCTTTAAACTCTGTGTTTCAAATTAAAAAAGTACATACTTATCCAATGCTTGAACATGTATTTAAATATTGTGAAAGTAATTTTAATAACACTAATGTACCTGCAGACTTAGATTTGTTTTACTGTATGCAATCTGGTGTAAAAAGTAATATTCACAGAGATACTTACGACGTATATATCTTAGGGGTTTTTGGTAGAACATTGTACAAAATAGAGGATAAAGAATATATGGTAGAACCAGGCAGTATTTTACATATACCAAAAGGACATTTACACGTAGCTATTGGTTTAGATCCTAGAATAATTATATCCTATGGCTTAGGTAGTGTTTGATATCTGATTTATAGTGTAATATACTTTCTTTTTTAAAAACAGGATTTTATATGTTACAAAAACTAGGGTTTTTACCAGGATTCAACAAACAAGTTACATCAACAGGAGCCGAGTCGCAATGGACCGGCGGTACTAATGTACGTTTTAGGTATGGTACGCCAGAAAAAATAGGTGGTTGGAATCAATTAGGTGATAGTAAACTTACTGGTGCAGCTAGAGGTTTACATCACATGGTTAATAAACAAGGTATTAAATATGCTGTTATTGGAACTAATAGAATTTTATATGCATATTCAGGAGAAGTTTTCTACGACATACATCCTTTAGTTAATCCATCCGGTACAGCTATTACAAGTGCATTTAGCACGGTTAACGGATCACCGACTGTTACTATTACATTTTCAACAACAACTTCTTTTCAAACAGGCGATATTATATTATTTGGTGATGTAAGTACCTTTAGTGCAATTACTAATTCCAATTTTAGTGCAGCAGATTTTGCTGATAAAAAATTTATGGTATCAAGTGTACCTAGTAATAATTCAATTACTATTACAATGCCTGGTAATGAAAGCGGGTCCGGTGCTACTACTTCTGGAGGTATTACTTTTTTTCAATATTATCACGTAGGTCCAGCAGAACAAGTTGGGGTTTTTGGTTACGGTATTTCACAGTGGGGTGGAACATCAACAGCTCCTCAAACAACTACATTAAATGGATCATTATCTGCTAACTCAGCGGGAACAGGTGGAACTGGAACTAGTATTGTTTTAACATCTGTATTAAATTTTCCAACGACAGGAACTAATTTTATACAAGTAGGTACTGAAGAAATTTCTTACACAGGGGTAAATACAGGAACAAATACTCTAACCGGAATAACTAGAAATGTTAGAGGAACAACGAATGCTTCCCATAGTACAGGAGCCACAGTTACAAATTATAGTGATTTTTCTGGTTGGGGTCAATCATCAGCTGACACAGATACTGTAGCTGAACCTGGTATGTGGTCATTAGATAATTTAGGTAGTACATTGATTGCTTTAATTTTTAATGGTGAATGTTTTGAATGGAATGCAGATGCAACTAATGCAACAGCAACAAGAGCAACTATTATATCTGGTGCACCTACAGCGTCTAGAGACATGTTAGTATCTACTCCGGATCGTCACTTAGTATTTTTTGGAACAGAAACAATAATAGGTGACAAGACTACACAAGACGATATGTTTATAAGATTTTCATCTCAAGAAAATATAAATGACTATCAACCTACAGCTGAGAATAGTGCTGGTACACAAAGACTGGCCGCTGGATCACGGATCATTGGTGCTAAACTTGGAAGAAATGCATTGTATGTATGGAGTGATACAGCTTTATTTACTATGAGATTTGTTGGAACTCCTTTTACATTTGCTTTTGAACAAGTTGGTACTAACTGTGGATTGATTGGTAAAAATGCAGCTGTTGAAGTTGATGGTGCTGCGTACTGGATGTCTGATAATGGTTTCTTTAGGTTTACCGGTAAACTAGAATCAATGGACTGTTTAGTAGAAGACTATGTTTATGACAATTTAAATACAACATCTAATCAAATGGTTTATGCAGGCATTAATAACTTGTTTGGTGAGGTTACGTGGTTTTATCCAGAAGCTGGATCAAATGTAAATACTCAGTCAGTTACTTATAGTTATTTAGATTCAACTTCTAAAAGACCTATATGGTTTGTAAATGCAAGTCCTTTATTTATTAGAACTTCATGGCAAGATTCTGCTGTGTTTGGTTTACCTCATGCAACTCAATATGATGCAGGAACAGATACATCTTTTGATGTAGTTGGTAATGCAGAAGGGATTTCATATTACTATGAACATGAAACAGGAGTTAACCAGGTAAGATTAGGTGTAACAACAGCTATTCCAGCTGATATTACTTCTGGTGACTATGATATTACACAAAAAGTTGTAAGAGGTGCTGCAACCAACCTAGGTGATCTTAGAGGTGATGGTGAAAACATTATGAGAGTTAGTAGAATTATACCAGATTTTATAGCACAACAAGGAAATGCTATAATACAATTAGATTTAAGAAATTATCCAAATGATGCTGCAGCTAGTTCATCACTTGGACCTTTTACTGTATCATCTTCAACCGATAAAGTAGACACACGTGCTAGAGGTAGAGCTATAGCTCTTACAATATCTAATACAGCTGTAGATACCAGTTGGAAATTAGGAACCTTTAGGTTAGATATACAAACTGGAGGAAGACGATAATGATAGATAAAAGAATGATGTATGCACAAGGTCAAAGAGTTAGATTCAGAGGTGGTGGAATGGATATGGGTAATGAATCCAACCAATCTCAAAGTGCTTCTATGGGAAATAGTACTTCTAATAATACTTCTAATAATACTTCTAATAATAATGATAATAGTAATGATGGACCTAGAGGTCCTCAAGAACTAGGTACTTCAACTAGAACAGTTAATAAAACTACAGCGCCAGAAGCTTATGAAATGATTGGTGGTGAAAAATTTAATGTAACACCAGACACAAGAGATGACAGAGAAAGAGCAAGGGTTAAAGCTGATATAATGAAAGCACCTATTCCAAATTTTACACCTAAAGGTATAGAATATTTTAAAAATAATGAATTAGTTAATACTTTTGCACCTAAAAAAAATCAATTTAATATGTTTAGTTTATTAGGTAATGCAGCTTTATTTGCAATCAACCCAGTGTTAGCTGCAAAATATAACAAAGCAAAAAGTATTTACAAAGGTGCAAAATTTGCAAAAGATCTTATCCAACCTTATACAACTAAAAATTTAAATAAACCGTTTGAAGTTATAGAAAGTTTGACTGAAAACATAGGGCTTAAAGATAAAAATGTTATAAAATCTTTTAAGGATTCTTTTACAAATAACCTAACTTCTAAAACTAAAACTAAACCTGTTATTAATACAAATACAGACAACGATAGTAGAGATGGAATAGCTTCATTAGAAAATGCAAATGCATTGCAAGATGAATATTCAATATTGTTTCAAAAATTGCAGACAGGAAATATCAGTGATGCAGAACGAACTAGATACACTATGTTAAAAAATATGTTAGGAATATAATGGCTAAAATTGTACAATCATTAACCAGAGCAAGTTCAGAATACGAAGAAGATGTAGCACAGTCTTTGGTAAGAGATTTAGATGCAGTGTTAGAGAAATTAAATACAACGTTTCAAGAAGAAATAAAACAGGAGATAGAAGCTAGAAGTTTCTTTTTAGATTAATGGCAGTAGTAAACCAATATAAATTTAAAGGTATAGATAATAATACAAGTGGTAGTGCACTTACACCATTAGGTGCTAGTATTCCTGCAGTTAACGAAACGATAGTTATCAAATCTATACTTGTTACATCAGCTGGTACACCAAGTGTGACTGTAACAAACAATAGTATTACAGCTATTAAATCTGCAGCATTAACAGCTAATGTTACAACAGAATTATTAACCCAACCATTGATAATTGAAGGTGGTACATCTTTTACAGTACAATCAAGCACAACAGATTCGTTTGATGTAGCTATTAGTTATCTAAACATTAAGAAAGAGGTAACAACATAATGAATGATCAAGTAATAGAACTAACACCAGAAAAGATAATAACAAAAATTACGAACAAGAAAACAGGTGAGGTTTATGAGACTGAAGAAGCTTTAAAAGCTGCTAATATACCTGAAGAGGACGTGCAAAGAGACGTGACAGTTATCATGCCAGCTCTTGATTTGTTCGCAAAAACCAAGTAAAGTAGAAAAACCATGGGAATAGAAGATATACAAATTTCAGAAGAACTAGAGACTAACGCACCATCTATAAAGTATAGTGGTAATGAAGGTCCTAAGTCTCCACAACAAATGCAGGAGATGATGATGGCTCAATTAGAAGAAGAATACTCTAAGTATGTTGATGACATGATAGAACAAGGTATAGAACCTATGACTCTACAACAATTTTTAGATCAAGCAATGGCCGAAGGACAAATGTCTGGTGGCACTCCATTACCAAACGATCCTACAAAACCAGTTAATCCTTTTCAACCTAAACCTACAGGACCAGTATTACCTGACAGACAGATGGCAGCGTATGGTGGTATCATGGGTGCTGATGGTAGAAAACAATATGGTATTGGATCATGGTTTCAAAAGGCAAAAGACAAAGTTGTAGATGATTTAATTCCAAACGAGATAAAAGACAATCCTTTACTTACAGCTGCACTTGTAGCTGGTGGTGATCAATTATTAACTGGTGGTGCAGGGAGATCAGCTGTGCTAGGTAAATTAGGTGAGTTTAAAGATTACGTAAAAGAAAGCAAAGTGGGAAAAGGTGTTACTGAGTTGTTGGAAAAACAAATCAATCCTAATGATCCAAAATCTCAAACTATAGGTGGTTCGATTTTATCTAGTATAGGTAAAAACATTGTACCAATAGTTGGTGGTATTGGAGCAGGTTTGTTTACTAAAAATACAGAGTCTGACACACCAGGTTTACCTGATGATAACACAGCATTAAATTTAGCAGAATATAAAAAAGCTGCAAACTTATTAGATCAAAAACAAGGACTAGCAGCTGATATGAATTTTTTACCAACAGTTGCATCAAGAAAATATAAACCTGAAGATATGGCTATCACATATGCACAAGCAGCAGCTACAGGTGGAAGAATAGGATACAACGAAGGTAATGCAGTAATTGATTATGAAAATGATACTGAATATAAAGGTTGGAAAAGTTTATATGAAGTTAATAAAGATGTAGCTGCTATGTCTCCTAAACACAAAGAGTATGAAAACTATTATATGAGCCAACAAAACATGAAAGCAGAAGGTGGAATCATGGACCTTGGTGGTATGGAAAAAGATTACAGAGCTGAAGGTGGGTTTGTACCTATTGGAAGAGAAGAAAAAGCAGACGATGTGCCT